AAAAACAAACAAAATGAAAATTAAAGAAAGTATGGATTTAAGTTTTGATGACTCTGAAGAAAGTCAAGACGGAGCTTCAGCTGACGAAATTATCAATGCTATTTTTGGCAAAGGTAATATGGAAGAAGCTGATGACGTAGATGAAGACTGGGGTGGCAAAAAACATGAGTTCAAAAGACGCGACGGTCACAAACTTGGTGATGTTGACGGACACTACAAAGATTATGAAGTGGATGAAGCTGACGACCAAGAAGATGAATCTTATATGGATGACGCTGAAAACATGGATGAGATTGTCTATGAAATCCAATTTGATGAAGCTGACGACCAAGAAGATGAATCTTTGGTGGATGAAGCTGACGACCAAGAAGATGAATCTTTGATGGATGAAGCTGATTACATGAATGAGGCCGAAGATGATTTGGATGAGTCATACAATCCTAATTCTGTTTCGGAAGGAAAAAAATTATCAATGAAAAACCCTAAAGGTGTTGGACTTGGTCACGGTCCTAAATTCTCATATGAAAAGTCTGGTAAAGGCGGATTTAAAGAGGATAAAAAAGAAGGTCCTAAAACAATGGGAACAGGAAAGGCTAAGTTTGAATACAAGAAGGGTGCAAATATGGAAGGAGAATCAAAAGTTGTTAAGAAGGCAGAAACTAAAGAAGCTGCAAGAACTTTTGGAAACGGTTCAAAAAAAGGTAGAGGTTTAAGAAAGGCTATTTCTGATAACAGAAACTATGTTTATGGTAAAGGAAATGTTCATTCAGAATCTCTTGAGGCTGAAGTGAAAATGTTAAGAGAAAAGAATGAAGAATATAGAAAAGCATTAAATGTTTTCAGAGAAAAACTTAATGAAGTTGCTATCTTCAACTCAAACTTAGCATACGCTACAAGATTATTTACTGAGCATTCAACAACTAAAAAAGAAAAAATCAATATCCTAAGAAGATTTGATGATGTTGAAACTCTTAAAGAATCTAAAAATCTTTACAAGTCATTGAAAGATGAATTAGCGAAAGTTGAAACTAAAACAGTTAATGAGTCAGTAGAAAAAACTATCAATAACACAGTTTCTTCAGGTTCAGCTACAACTTTAATTGAATCTAAAACGTATGAGAATCCTCAATTCTTAAGAATGAAGGATTTGATGACAAAAATAAAATAAATAAAACCAAAAAAATACTAAAATGGGAGCATTATTAGAATCAGGTCTTGTTGGTAACATCGGTCTTAAGCACCTTAAAGTTATCAAAGAAGACACAATCAACAAATGGGACAAATTAGGATTCCTTGAGGGTCTTAAAGGTCACATGAGAGAAAACGTTGCTCAATTGTATGAAAACCAAGCTTCTTATTTAATTAATGAGGCATCATCTACATCTGACACAGGTGCATTTGAAACAGTTGTTTTCCCAATTGTTAGAAGAGTATTCTCTAAATTATTAGCAAATGACATCGTATCTGTACAAGCTATGAACTTACCAATCGGTAAATTGTTCTATTTTGTACCTAACATCCAAAGTTATGACCCAACTGCACCAGCAGGTTATTCAGAGCACTATGCACCTTACGGAGCACCAAATGGTCCTGATTCACCAAACATTGGATACAACTACAATAACGGTAGAGACCTTTATGATAGATTTTATGAAGGTAATGAACCAGCATTAGACCCTCCAGGTTTATTTGACTATTCAAAAGGTTCTTTCACTGCTGTTACTTCTGCAGTTACTTCTGTTGTTACAGCACAGTGGAACAACACAACTTTAAACCTTGAACCAGCAGCTTATGCTTTGACTGATTACAGAAAAGTATTAGTTATCATGTCAGGTTTCGCATCTGACGGAGCAGGTAAATTAATTGGTCCTGATGGTAACCCAATCGACACAGAATCATTCTTGTCTGATTTGACTATCTATGGTGTTTCAACAAACACAACTACTGCAGGTGGTGGTCCTTACTTATTCAGAGTTGTAACTCAAAGATATGGTAAAGGTATCGTTCAATACGGTAACAACAACGCAACAGCGGTATTCCCTAACTCATTAACAGATGGCGGTCAGTATGACAACATTTGTGATGTTAACGGTCAAATTTATCTTGAAATCGACCTTCAAGTTCCAGTATGTATCACATGTGGTGGTTCTATGGACGGTTACACAGGTTCAACTTTCTCATCTTCTACAGCGACTAACAACGCGTTCTCAGCAACTTATAGATTATATAAGAACTTAGAATTCGAAGATAAGATTGGTGAGGTTTCATTTGACCTTATGTCAGTAACAGTTTCTGTAACTGAAAGAAAATTAAGAGCTCAATGGTCACCTGAAATGGCTCAGGACGTTGCAGCATTCCACAACATTGACGCTGAAGCTGAATTAACAGCTTTATTGTCTGAGCAAGTTGCGGCTGAGATTGATAGAGAAATCTTGAGAGACCTTAGAAAAGGTGCAGCATGGAACTTAAGATGGGATTACAACGGATGGAAGAGATTAGGTGGTAACGCTCAACCTTACACTCAAAAAGACTGGAACCAAACATTGATTACAGCAATCAACCAATTGTCAGCACAAATCCACAAATCTACTTTGAGAGGTGGTGCTAACTGGATTGTTGTTTCATCTGAAGTTTCAGCAGTATTTGATGATTTGGAATATTTCCACGTATCAAACGCGGCTCCAGAGCAAGACCAATACAACATGGGTATTGAAAGAGTAGGTACTTTAGCTGGTAGATACCAAGTTTATAGAGACCCTTACTTCCCACCAAACCAAGTGTTGATTGGACATAAAGGTACATCATTGTTAGATACAGGTTATATCTACGCACCATATGTACCATTACAATTGACTCCAACAATGTACAATCCATTCAACTTCACACCAATCAAAGGTATCATGACTAGATACGCTAAGAAAATGGTGAACAACAGATTCTACGGAAGAATCACAGTTGATGGAATTAGAACATTTGACTTGAAAGAGTTAAGATAATCTGGTCCAAACCAAAATATCAAAAGGGTCCTCAAAAAGGACCCTTTTTTTTATTTTATTAACTATTTATATTAAAGTGCAATAATGATTAAACAATCATGGAATTTGAATATTGATGAAAAATTAAGAATACTTAGTTTACATGAGACTGCAACCAAAAATCTATATTTGATAAAAGAACAAACAGTTCAAACAAAGTCATTAGAACCAAAAAAGTTTGTTTTACCAAACAACTCTTTTGGTGGAGGTAAGTACCTCAATTTTGACAGAGCAGCCGTTGATGGTGTTATAAATCAATTGAATCAATATCTAAAGGGGTACCCACAAAATCAAAAAATTAATGTTGAAGTAGAAGCTTCTGAATCTAAGGTTACAAACTATGATAGGGAAAAATTTCCTTCCACAGGTAATGCAGTAATTGACTATAGTGATGATAAAAAAATGCCTGCAGGTTCCTTATCTAAACTACGTGGAGAAACTTTGAAAAAATATCTTGAAACCAAATTACCCAAAAATGTTTCAATAACAATAAAAGATTTAGGTGCTCAGGGACCTGATTGGAAAATACCACAAGGAAAGACACCGTCTGAGGTTGCAAAATTAGCCAATGACCCGAAATATACACAGTATCAATATGTTTCTTTTAACATTGTTGGTAGTGGTGAGTCTCAAGAAGAAATTTGTGATTTAGGATTTTCTATCATTGTTGATTATAGAAAAGAATGGTGTAGAAAAGATGATGATAGTAAATGTCATAGATGTAACAATGCTGTATTCAGAATGTGGGCAAACGGTATACAGTTAACAACTAAAGATGGTGACGTGAATATCAATCTTAACAATGACATAGGTTCTGATAAAAGTGGACCTTCAGTTGTAGTTGAACTTGTTGTGAGTGCAGAACAGAAAAAACTAATTTTAGAAAAAAACCCTGAGGAAATTTTAATAACTTACGGATGTGCATTGGATGATTGTCACAGTGACCCAGCTCACGTAACAATTCTGAATAGTAAAGGTCAAGTTTTGTTACCTGGTACTTTTATAACTACAGGGGGTGTTAGAATGTCAAACCGAAATGCACCTGTAAAATTGCTCAAGTTAGATAAGTGCGGTAAGGTTATTTCAGTTGCAGGTCAAGAAGGAATGGAACCGGATATTATAAAACCGACTCCCAAAATAAAGAGGTATAAAATAGTTGATTATGGTAAAAGTTTATATGAACTTTATCAACTAATAGGTAGTGACGGTTTGATTCGTGTGCCTCAAGACAAAGCAGAATATTTCAAAGATGTTATCAAACAAATAAATGGTAAAACATGGGATGAAGCCTTAGACGCTTTGGGTATTGAAGGATGGGCAAAAAGAGACTTCAAAAAATACTTGAAATCT